TTAATAGTAAAAGTTCATTCAAAAATTTATAATATTTTGCATGAAGTGATGGAATTTTTGTTGACTCTAGGTGTAAATTATCTTCGTCTATCTTTGAGTCCTCATCCCATAACAACTGAATTTTTTCAAGATTCATAAATCATAAAACATCTATAGTGTATATAGAATACTTAAAGGTTGCCTCTGCAGTGACATAATTGATATCATCAGATGTTGCATCAAAATTGACAGTTGATAAATTTACTGGAAAAACATCTTTGAAATTTATTTTTGCAACAACATTGAAGTTACTATTGTATACAGACAAACTCGCATCAGAGTATTCATTGACTGATTGCTTTGCCGCTGCATCTGGAAAATATTCATCACCAAGTTTTAATTTTTGAAATTCTTCAACACTTTCTGGATACCCAAGACCTCGTAACCAATTGTGTACTTGTAGATAATTTTCTAAGTTCTCATCAACAAAAAACTTTAATGTAAAATCATCATAGGTTAATTTATCTCCTGGTACTGGAATATCCTTTAGGTATGTTGGTTGTAGAGCAAATCCTAAGTTGATTCCAGGAATCATTGCTGAGTTTGAGAAAAAATCTGCTTTAGGAATTTTTCTAATTGAAAACTTAAATCCTACAGGAGACAAATAATTTCTATTTGATAATTGATTCGCCCAGGGTTTTGCCATGATTTTTATTTTTATTTAGATAAAAAAAGGAGGTCTTTCGACCTCCCGAATGAACTATGTGAAATGGATCACATAAGGTTGTCAACGCGAACTCTTCTGTAGTAGCGGTTTGCGTTAGCGAGCAGACGACCCGAACCTTGATCGGTACCCTCAGCGAATGGGTTAGCAACCAGACCATAACGGGTCTTGAAGCCAATCTTAGGCTGGAAGGTATCCTCACCAACGGCACGAACCATTTGGAGGGGAACATATGGGCAATAGAAGAGACCAGCGTCATAAGGTGAAGAACCCTTATAACCAACAACATAGTATTGGTTTGCTGATACGTTTGCCGAATATGGATCGATGTAGACTCTGTACTTACCTTGGAGAACACCAGCGAAGGTATTGCCAGTGTCATCAACATTGAGGTTAGCATTGAGTGCTGGGGTGTAATCAAGTACACCTGCCATTGTTAGAGCGGAAGCAACATCTGCAGAGCAGAGGATGGTGTTGCCCTTTCCTCTACGAGTTCTTTGTGCAATTGCGTTTGCATCACGCTCGATTTGGAAGAGTAGACCCTTGAACTTCTCAACGCTCCAGCGACCGTTGGAATCGACATCGAGGTCGAAGATACCAGCAGTAGCGGTGTTAGCAGCAGCACCTTGCTCAGCAACCTTGTAGATGGTTCTGATGACTTCACGGTTGATCTCAGCAAGAATCTCGGTTGAGAGAATATTTGCGAGTTCCGCTTCAGCATTCAGACCATGGATTGCCTTGAGGTCCTGTGCTAGTTCTAGGGAGTACTCAGCCTTGAGTGCTCTTGACTTTGCGGTAACGGTGACTTTCTCGATTGAGAATGCCATCTCGTTGAAGTGGTTGCCAGCGCCGTTGCCAAGATTCTCAGCATCGCCAGTAACCATACCCTGACCAGTCTTATAACCTGCAGTTGAAGCAGTTCCAACTGGGTTGAGGAGACCTGGGTTTGAACCTTGTGCTGAAGAACCGGTTGTACCGAAACCAGCGGCAACATCGGTGAATCCAGCAGTAAGGTCGAATGCGCTATCCTGACCGGAGAATGAGGTATCTGCTTCGTTGAAGAGTGCCTCAGTTCCGCTCTGGTTTGCGTAGCGGGAGCGCATTGCGAAGATGAGTCCAGTAGGACCATTCATTGGTTGAACACCTGCGAGGTCATAAGCGACCAGGTTAGGCATTGAGCGTCTGATTAGTGAGATCAGAACAGGGTCGAAACCAGCGACAGGGCCGGTTGCGGTAGCACCGCCACCGAAAGCACCAGATGCACCAGCAGCATTACCGCTGTTGGTTGGAGTTTCGTAAAGGAATGCTCTTTCCTCGTTTAGGAATTTCTCTTGGTTTTCTAGCAGGACTGCGGTTACCATTCTGCGATGGGAATCCTTAATAGGATCAACACCATCATAGTCTAGGAGTGGTGCCCACTTCTCCTGCAGATGCTCAGCATTGAACATTTGCATTTGATTTTACCTCTTTAAAAGTGTTTTGGGTTTAGTTTTATAACGAAAAAATCACTTTTTAGTGACTCTCTGAAGAGCAGTTAAGTAATTACTCATGCTTCCAGAAACTTGCTGGTCGAATGAAGAATTGCTTTCTGCAATAAACTCAGAATTGTCTCTTTGAGTACCAACTACCTTTGATGGAAAATATGCTTCCTTCAAAGATACCAGTTTCTCACGATAGTCTGCTTCACTTTCAAACTCAACACTTTCAGCAAGAGAAGCGAGTTTTTCTTTCTGAGTGATCGCTAGACCCTCAGAAACTTCACCAAAGATTCCATCGGTAACGGACTCTGCTAGTCTCTTATTTAGAGCAACATTTCTTTCGATTTGCTCGTTGAGTTTTGTCTCCATGTCGTCAAGTTTATTTACCATGCTCTCAAGAACATCATATTTATCTTCAGGGATTGATACATAATGTGCTTCAAAAAGATCCTTCATGCCTGAGAGGAAACTCTCAGTCATTTCGGTCTTGAGTCCTTGCTCAACTGCAAGAACATTTTCTTGTAACCACTCGTCTGCGACATACTCTAGATATGAATCAACTCTTTCGACGAGTTGGATTTTCATTTCAGAAATTTCTTCCTGAAGTGCAGTTACATAATCTGCTTCTAATTCTTCTCTAATTTGTGCAACCTTAGCATTGATTGCACTTTCAAAAATCATCTTTGCTTTTTCTTGGAACTCTTCGGAAAGTTCTTCACCTTGAAGAAGAGCATTGACATCCTCTTCAACATCATACTCAGCTTCGACAGTTTCTTCTGCTTCAGCTTCTACTTCTTCTTCCTCTTCATCATCTTCGGTTTCAGTTTCCTCAGAAACTTTCAATGCCTCTTGTACTTTCTTACGAAGGATTGAATTGGTTTCGGTTTCGAACTCCTCACCCTCTTCAATGACTTCTTCTTCTGTTTCTGACTCTTCCTTCATGCCTGCTGGCATTGCATCTGCTGCTTTTGCACCTTTGGTTACAACATCCTTAACTTGCTTAAGGGTTGCACCAGGTGTTTTTAACTTTGCAGAATCATCGTCAGACTTATAGTTATCTGGTGTAGGACCACCAAGATCTTCCCAACTTCCAGTTTGACCAGCAACTGCGCCAGGTGCTAGTTTCTGCATTGGGTCCGCTGCTTTAGCGCCAGCATTAACAGCGGTCTTGGATTGAGTAGTGCCTACTTCCATTTCTTGTAAATTTTCTCCACGGGACATTTGAACTCTCCGAATAACCTTTACTAGATTTAGTATATATTTATTTATAAATTACAAATTTGATAAAAAGTCGTTGAACAACTGAAGTTTGTGTTCTTCAAGCATCTTTTGATCAATAAGAGTATTTATTCTTTTTTTTGTTACAGATGCTGCAGTTTCTCTAAGAAGTCCACCTTGCCAAATCCACTCCTTACCTTCCATAATTCCATCAACAAAAGCATCTGGAGCAGAAGGATCGGCAACGATATCAGCAGCAGTTGCTAGCATAAAGTCTTCGCCAACAACATTAATGCCTTCATTATTTAATTTTAATGAACCAATACCACGAGAAGAAACACCAAGTTTTACTCCTTCGTTAATCAGAGATTTAGCAATCTTACCCATTGGGGTTTCAAGAAGTTTCGCCTTTCCGTAGATATTTGAACCTCTTTGCTCAAGTTGTACAATTTTATGTGATACACGATCAAGGTTGATAGTTGGTCCATCGGGGTGTCCGAGTTCGCCAAGTGCTCTTCCTTTGTTTGTATACATTTCATTGTATCTTTTAACTTCTTTTGCAAGAGTATCAATAGGATACATTCTACCATTACGGTTTTTGATGTCGCCCTGAAGGAAAATTCCTTCAATGAACATGCTCTTTTTACCGTTTTTTTCTTCAACGATAAATTCTACTGATTCTACTTCTTCTCTGATAAGTTTCATTTTCTTAGTTTGTAAATCCTACTTTTGTTGCTTTTAATGCTGTAGCAGACCAAATAACATCATCTGGATTTTTTTGCAAAAACTCAACAGTAGCATCTGGAATTGTGAAAAATGTAGATGTTGCAGCGCCAACTGCAGTAGAAACTGCAACTAGGACTGAACCGCCAGTATCATTACAAATTCTTACACAAGTAGCAGAACTAATACTCGATGCTGTCCCAGCAGTAGTTGGTGTTGCAACCTCAGTTGCTATAATTTTTGTTCTTTGCATTATTCTTGGTCTTCGAATGTATCTTGATCAATGTCTTCATCTTGATTTGTTTCATCAAACATATCAGATGCAATATGAGGTCTCACGGCATCAACTCTTTCAGAACTTTTAGAGAATAGAATTTCTTTAATCCTATCACTTACATCTGAAGGTGAACCGTCAGAAACGATCATATCAATTAAATCATCCATGGTAATATGTAATATAACTAGATATTATTTATATTTCTCCGCCCTTAGGTGGTTTTACTTCTACTGCTTTTTCTTGACTTGCCAAATCTGGTTCATTAATTGGAGCACCTAAGTCCATATTTTGTCCACCATCCATTGGCATACCAGTATTTGGATCAACCATTGCATTTGGATCTGGTAGGATTCCGTCTTTTATTTCTTTTTCAATTTGCTTATCAATTTCTATCATCTCAGTTTCTGTTTGTTTGAGAATCTTAGATCTTACATACTGAGCAGAGAAATACTTACCCATATATGGTTCCATTGCAGCAACAACTCCAAGTTGCTCATTTATTAACTCATTATTCTTAAGATCAGAGAAGTGATTATCATATAAGAAGTCATATTGGATATGTTCTTCTAAGATATTCCAATCTTCTGGAGTAATAATATTCTTTAAGATTAACTGAGTCTTTAACATATCGCTAAAGATTTGTGAAAATCTCTTGCGAAGTCTGCCTACAAACTTAGTAAACTTCAGTTCATCACGAAGGATTTCTGAAGAACGACCAAGATTAAATCCTCCTTGACTATCAAGTCTACTGGAAGGTACATTTAATGACTTGTATAGTTTGGTTTGGAAATACTCAATATCTGCAAGTTCTCCAAGATTTTGTCCACCAGGAAGAGTAGTAATCTCAGTTCCTCTGCCACCTTCACGGCGAGGGAGCCAAAAATCTTCGAGCATCGCCATATATTTGCGATCATCACGAATTTCTCCTGTATCGGCATTGTAAACTAACTTATTGCGATAGCGACTCATCACATCTCGCAAATACTGTTCTGCCTTAATCTTTGGAAGATTTCCAACATCAATATAGAAAATTCTACGCTCTGGTGCTCTACTTAAACGATAGATGACTAAAGAATCCTCAATCATTCTTAGTTGATTGAGTGCTTTAATTGCCTTATGTAAGTATGATAAAACTGTTTGTTTGTTTCTATCAACAAGTCCAGAAGTCACATAAGTGATAGCATCTTTAGTTATTTTTACACTCTTTGCATCATTTCTGTTGGAATATATTGATCCACCATTTGTGCTACTTGGATCATAAAGATAATATTCTTCGATCTTTGGCGCTTGATATGCTGATATATCACTATCATTCCTTTGAGCAAAAACTTGAGATTGTTGATTGTTTCCAAGTTTTTCTGCTTTACGAATAAGTTTAATTTTGAGTGGATCAATAAATCTGATTTCTTGTAGACCTAAAGATGGATTTTTAATATCGATTACTTTGTGATAAAAAATTCTTCCGTCAACATACCAGGTTTTGAAAATCTCATGACATTTTCTATCAAAATTCATGAGTTGTTTAATTGTCTTAAATTCTTCTCTAATAATTTCTTTTAATTTATCAGATGCTGGTAGATTTGAAAGTTCAATTTCTACAGGTGAATCATTCAAATCTGAAACAATTGCTTCGTTTACAATATCTTCAATAGCACTATCGCACTCTGGATGTAGAGACATTTCACGATATCTACGAACCAGATCTTGCTCATTTTTATAAACGCCCTCTATATCTACATACTGTCCATAAAAACCACTGGAGATGTAGAATTCTGATTTATCTTCATCATTACGAGGAACTGGGGAGACAATTCCTTTAGACTTGCCCTCCCCAGAATCTCCTATTTTAAATCCAAATAATTTAGACATTAATCAATTTGTGAACTAGTTTCTATTATTTATGCACCAGTTCCAAGTTGAGTTCTACCTGCAGGATCTAGAGCATCCCACCATTGAACTTGTAGTTCTACGGTAAACTCTTCAATGGTATCAGTTTGGTCATACCCAAGTGCAATTTCCGAAATATTTGTTGGAAATACACCATAAAACTTGTACTGCTTGAGTACTGGGATTTGAGAAGAACTGGTTGGAGTTGTTCCATTAACACCAGATCTACCTAATTGTCTAACATAAACATCTTGTTGATAAGAAACAGGGTTGATTCTTCCTGCATTATCTTCATGCTTATTGATCAAATTCATCCATCTTTCAAATGCAGTTCTGACATTAAAATCAATGTCATTGATAACTGTTACTGTCCAAGGATCAAATGTTCTGTCTCCAGCAACCTTAAGATCTCTTCCTCTAAATGGAACTGAAATTGAAGCAATGTTTGAAGCAGGTAGATTAGCAGCCTTGACAAGGAATCTAGTCTTATCAGAAATATCGTCTGGAGAAGATCCTTCAGGAATTGCATCTGATGGGAAATATAATTCACATTCAAATAAATTAGGTCTCGCACCACCCCCGATCATTCTACCCTTGAATGCATCAAGGGTTCTGTCTTTTGTGTTTGGAATGTTTAGATTTGCCATTGGTTTTTTCCTCTAAATTTTAAAAACGAATTAAACGTTTCCAACTACTTCTTCAAAACTTACTCCAGTGCGAGTAGCAACGAAGGTAAGTCCGATAAAGTTGATTGATCTTGCTGGTTTTACAAAAATGTCAGCTCTGAATTGATTAGAGTCAATGACATCGGGAGTGTTATTTGTCTCATCACAAATAACTACGAAATCGGTGATTCCTCTCTTAGACTTAACATCACGGAGATATGGTTCAACGATATTTACAAAATTGGATCTTGTAATTACATCATTGAATTCAAAGAGTTGTGCTCTTGCTGCTCTTTCGATAGTTCCTTCAATTGTGAGGAACAAACGGCGAACATTAATTCTATCAAACGCTGATGAGTATGATAGTGCAGTTTTATCACCAAATAGAATAATTCCTGCTCCAGGTGAAGAAATGATTGGGTTGATTCTCTTAGGATAGAGAAGATCTCTTTGTGCAGGTGATGGGGTGTATGCAAGTTTAATTGCACCGTTGATTGAACCTCTCGTTGCCCCAGCAGGTGAGAACCATGGATATTGTGTGATTGAGGTTCTTGCCATCAATCCGGCAACATCAGCGTTGCATGGAATATATCTGAACTGATTATTAAATCTGTCAAAGACATATTTGTAACCAGAATCAAATACAGCATATGAAGAAGATGTTAATGAATCAAAGAAGTTTATAATATTTGTAGTTTGCGTATCACTATTTGAAACATTTACAACTCCTGCCTTATGTGGGGAGATGCAAGCAATGCAGTCCTTTCTAAGTTCTGCGATTTCGATAAGTTTATTTGCCTTTGCCTGTGAATCGAAGACGGAAGATCCACCAGATGGTCCACCAATTAGGAAGTTTACAGAGTACTCAGATTCATTTTTAATTAGTTCGTATGAATTCAGAACATCACCTAAAGCAACTGACATTCCACCAGTGGAATTATAGTTTTCTCCACCTGTTAGAGTATATGTTTTGTTTCCTGCTACAGAGAAACTAGTTCCTTGTGCAGCAGATCCCCAGTTTGCTGTTCCAGATACTGCAAATTCATTTCCTGATGTCTTACTTGTATCTGATCCACTTCCTCCTTCTGGATGACCAGCATAGACATACTCAGAAGTAGTTGCAAGATAATCTTTGTAGTAAACAGATTCTGATGGGGATATTTTTCCATCAAAAGATTTAGAAAGATTTGTGAACTTCTCAACAACATTTCCACTAGTTCCAGTCAATGAACCACTATCATCTACAATTACAACATGGATTTCATCATTTTTAGCATTTCTCTGTGCTGCATATTCTGAAGTTTTTGGTCTTTCTGCGATAGACTTCCAATAGATTGTGCTATTGGTTAGACCTAAAGTTTGTTGATTGTACCAATCAGAAACTGAAACTCCAGTAGAATTGAATGTAGCACTTACAGCACCTGCTGTTGAAACTGCATCAATAGTATTGATGACAGTAGTGGTTGTGCTATTTCTGGTAAAGGTAAATGCATATGTGCCAATTCCAGCAGTAATAACTTTATCTACCGTAATGGTGCTAGTACCAATTGAAACAACAGTTGTTCCAGTTGAAACATTTGATCCTGCAACTAGATCACCTAGTTGGATTCCAGTAGTTACAATTCCTGTGATTGAAACATCAAAGTCCTCGCTGATAGTACCTGCAGTAGTTGCAACTCCAACTACAACATTTACTGTGCCTACTTCTGGTGCTAAGAATTCGTATGTTCCACCCTCAGTATAATTTACATCATAAGCAGTTCCTGCAGCAGAAACTCTTTCTGTAACTTTTACATATACTGCGCTATTTCCAAGTCCAGTGATAACACCTCTTAGATAACCATCTAAAGATGATGTTGAACCTGAACCTGCTACTACTCTATTTGCTACAGATTGGGTTATTCCAAGACCAACTGATAAACCAGCGGTACTGACTCCACTGATTGTTTGATCAGCAAATCCATCGATAACACATACCTTTAGATTATTTGCCCATCTACCTGGGTTCTTTGCAGCAAATCTCCAATCAGTAGAATACTGATGTGTAGTTACATAATCTTCATAAGATTTAATCTTTGCGGTAACACTAGATGCACTAACACCAGAGTTTGCATTGTTAAGAGTAGTTCCATCGGATCTCATTACTCTTAAAATGCCACCATATGACAAATAAGATGATGCACTCATCCAATACTCATATTGTGCATCAGTTGAAATTGGTTTACCAAATGTTTTAAGAAGATCCTGTTCTGTTTGGATTAGGATAGGAGTATTGATTGGTCCCTTTTCAAAAGGACCAGCAATTGCACCTACTTGATCATTAATTCCATCAACTCTACCAATAGTTAAATCAACTTCCCTTACCTTGACGCCAGGTGATACTAAGTTTAGCGACATGTCTTTCCCTCTAAAGAAGTTTCATTTTGTTTTGTCTAAAAATATTTATAAATTAGTAACTCTTTAATGGGGAAACTGTGCGTGAACACTACCAATCTGGGTAATGCCAACGAAGGTCGTTTTGTTGGCATTTTTTTGTTAGTTGGCGTTTATTGGCAATTCTTTTTATAGTACAAGATTTGCATTCGTATGAGTAAGAAGACGGATACATTCCTCTATTTTTTCTAGTTAAATAAAACCCATCAAGTAAATCTTTTGTCAGTCCACATGATCTACATTTTCTTTCTTTGAAAAGTAAATGTTCTAATGAAAACTGATCATTGAAGTCCATTTATTTGTATTCCCACATATATGATCTATCACCATATTCATCGACATACCATCTATCCCCATCAGTATCAACAAAAGATGTTTCATCCATTAATCCATCTGAGATGAATCCAAATGGTGCCATATCTTGTTCTATTTGATTTTTTTGTTCTTCATATATTCTTTTACGAACATCATTGTCCGTCATTTCTTTAAAGTAATCTTGTGCAACTAACCATGCAAAGATTACAAGACACATTGCCAAATCATCATTGCAACCCTCTTCTGCTTCAAATGATTGATTTCTTTGAATGAATGTAGTTAATTCACTAATAATATCATAATCTTTGACAATTAACTTATCATCCTCTATAATGGTCTTAAGGTTTAAACACCCAATCTTTTTAACAGTCTTCGACATCTTCACTCCCAATTGAGATTTCTTTCCAGAGAATCCCTGTCCAACAATTTGTCCTGCCCTTCCTCTCATAGAACACATCAAAATATTGTCATATTCCAAATCAAAATGTAATATACTTGCAACTTGATCTCCAATATCATTTACCTCAATTAAAACATAAGAGTTGTTATATGCTCTTGCAACCTGTGCAATTATACTGGGAAAAAGCATAGGTTTTATTTCATTATTTTTATACTTCGCTACAACTTTATATGGAAATGTTGTAATATCAAATACAACAAATGCAGAATAATCTTTTTCGACTCCTCTAGATACATCAACAGTTATCATATAGTTATTTTCTTCCGCCGCCTCTTCATATACATCTAAACCAGCATTTCTTTTTACTGGATCATCGAATACCAAAGATCTTAATTTAGAAACATTAATAAGGGTATCTACCGATCCTAAAAATTCGCATTCAAATTCAACCTTGAACTGTTGTTCTGATGTATTTGCAATTGTTTGTTCTTTCCACTTTGCATCACGCCCTGGAACTTCCGACCAGTGGACTTCTGTAGCAACATACTCATTTTTATTTCTTTCTGAGTCATGCCACATCCGATAAAAGTGATTCATACCCTTTGGGGTAGAAACAATAATTACTTTTGTGCTTTGTCCAGAAGAAATAGTAGGATAAACAGAGGCAAAGAAGTCATCAGCAATGTGATTCGGGATGAAAGCGAACTCGTCAAGAAAGATGACATTATAGGATCCGCCTCTGACAGCAGATGAAGAAGTAGAGTTAGCCGAAATTTTGGACCCATTTTCTAATTCTAGAGATCTTTTATTCCATGATATGATACCCTGCTGCATCCACTTTGGCAAGTTTTCATAAGCAAGTTGTAACCTTCCAAGTAGATCTTGTGCAGTGGATGCTTTGTTCGCTAGAATTGCAATATTTACATTGTCATTAAA